GGATGATAATGAAGCTTTCTCCGAAGCATACGCGCGGGCCAAGCAACTTCAAGAGCATATCTGGCTAGTTAATGGCATGTCAAATCTCTATAACTCACAATTCGCTCAGTTCTTCGGTAAGAATTGCCTTGGATACAAGGATAAGACTGAAACTGAGATAACTGGGCTAGATGGCGGTCCCATTGCGCTTACTAATATAGCTAATCTCAGTAATGATGATCTATTGAGAGTAGCTGACATTATGGAGAAAAGCCAAGTACTATTGCCTGAATGATAGTAAAACTATAGAAAACGTACATTTTCATAAGTTTATTCTATCCCTTATTCCTTCACCTGGCATCCAATCTGATATGCTGCCGGCTGTATCTATTGTATGCCTTGCCATATCAATGCATCATTTCTGCTTCATCCCATAAGGCAGGCCTTTGCTTTTGCCCGCTCTTCCTCTTGATCTGCCTTGCCTGACTGGATGCTTGGACCAATTGAGAAAGTAGAATTCGACCCCCCCATGGGCACGGATTTACCAGCGGAGTAAAGGGGCTTGTGTATATATATTTATCTACAAAGTTATAACAACCCTTCAAATACTTTTAGGAGTTGATTAAATGCTTTACAAATACATCTTAGAAATAGACATTGACAATACACCGGAAACATTAAATGAATTAACTGAGAAAATCAGAGAGTCACTAAAAGATATTGAGGGAATTAAGAATGTGTTACCTACAGTTTATACGGATACAGGAGAGCGTAGGAGTTTAACGCTCAAAGAGTACAATGAGTTACTAGAATACAAATCCGTGTACGAAGGATTGTGTAAATAAAAAAGCACCCCCTACTACCCATAAATTAGCTTAGGTACTTAAATAAAAACAGACCCCCCATATATATTTTATGAGGGGTTTTTGTGTTGTTCAAATGAGCGTTGCTAACGACAAAATAATAGGTACTATAAACGGCTGTAACCACCGAATCGCTGAACGCTTAGGGGGAGTAAGGATAAGGCCAATTTAAAAAGGGTCAGATTTGACCCAAAATAAAGTGAGGTGAAACGTCAATATATGGACAAACAACTACTTAAATTTATGAACAAAGAAGTTAGTGTTGTCGATACAATGTGCTCTATTGGCGTTGATAGACTCGATGCTAGTAGAGAGTTTGTGACAATAAAGATAAATCAACTTCAAACAGAATCACCGACTTATGGGTTTTGGAATAACCCGCAACAGAAACGAAAGTCAAAAGATGATGAAGCCGTAAAACCGAAACATACAGGCGGTAAACTTTCGTATGCGAAAATCTTCATTAGTGAAATAGACAAATACCCAAAAGATAAACTGAGCAATGAACATATCGGTATGTGTGTCAGACTAACCCCTTCTGTGGAATGGGATACAGGGACATTGACCACAGGTAGAGGAAAGAAAAAGAGAAACATGAACCAAGGGGATATAACGCAAGCACTTGGAGTAAGTACTTCGAGTGTAAAACGGTTTACCAAGAAGTTAGTCGAGTTGGGGCTAATGAAACATGACAAACTTGGTTATAAAATGACCGGCAATCTATTTGCTAAAGGGAGGTCGATACCATGCGAATTAAGTTTGAAAAAGGAATAACGCCTGAAGTGATGGCAAATACCTTGCTTGGACTTATTCAAGAGCATGGGAAGATGGTTGGTTCCGTCAATGTGTACGTTCAGTTTTATGATGAGAACATGGAGATTGAGAAAGATACCGTTGCAATAACCTGTTCCGCTACTGCTAAAGAGAAAGCCTTCTATGCTGGATACGAAGCGGATAGTAGGAGAAGGAAGCTGAGGGTAGTTAATGAATGAACCTATATTGAGCAAAAGGCCACCTCATGGTTATGACTATAAACCTATGACTTGGCTAATGTTTATTAAACTTAGAAAGTGGGCTGAACAAGTTGCTAATCGTACTGGGTATAAAGTATATCTTGTCGGTTCAACTTTAGAAAAAGAAGTACCAAGGGATATTGATATATCAGTCATTATGCCCTTTGAAGAATATGAACGATTATATGTAAAATGGCCCGATGAACAGATTGAACGTAATAAATATATGTACGAAGTTTGGAAAAAGAATGTTCAGTATTATTTTGAAGCAGATGAAATATTAGAAGAAGTACATATTGATTTAAAGTTTTGTCCCGATACTTGGTGGGTAGAGAAACCCAAGTTACTATTGGCTGGTATATAGCAGGGGCAGAGGGGTTGAATTGTTGATTAAATATTCGATTACAAGGAATATCTAACGCAAGTTTAATTTTGGCAAGGGCAAACGGTAATGGTATTGGTATTGGTATTGGTAAGGCTAAGAAAGGACGTGGTAATATGTTAAACATAAATGATATCCCGTGTACTTCAGAGAGTATGATAATTCCCGCCCAAAGCATTGAAGAAGCTGTAAGATTTTCCCTTGAGAAAAAGAGGTTTATCTTAGAACCTAGACTGTTGAACCCATTTTTAAAGTGCCTTGAAAACATGAAAAGAACGGCGGCCATTGAATTAAACTTCACCTTTTCGCAAGTTCCGTATTATGAAATATCGTTCAGCAATAGAGCGAAAGGTGAGACACATACAACCATTAGTGAATAACTAATTTTGGCATGCCCTTGCCAATTAATTTTATAAATAAAGCCTTGAGGAAAGGAGGAAACCAAAATGGTAGTCGCAAAGGAACCTGTCAAGAAGCCTAAACTTAAAGCGAGTGATATGCCAACACTGGCACAGATACATGAAGAACAAGCGAAACGTGACGACTTTTATTTTTGCAAATACTATATCAAGATTGTCAACAAAGAAGGTCAACAAGTTCCCTTTGAATATAACCCAATACAAAAACAGATTGACGATAAGATTAAAGAACTTGAGTCAAAAGGAATCCCTGCTAGAATCATTGTGCTGAAGGCTAGACAGGAAGGCTGTTCAACGTATACTCAAGCGAAGATACTTTGCGGAGCCGTTAAAAATAAAAACAGAAACGCTTTAGTAGTCGCCCACAGAGACGATTCAACGTCCTCGATCTTTGGTAAGGCAAAATATATGTACAATGCGCTACCGGAACATATCAAGCCATTGCAGAAGGCTTCTAATGCGCGTGAGTTAATCTTTGATGCACCTCCTAATCACAAAGGTAAGAAACAAGGACTTAACTCAATGATAAAAGTCCAGACCGCCGGTAGTGATGGTATTGGACGGTCTGACACCTATCATTATGTTCACCTATCAGAGTTTGCGTTTTACTCAGGTGATCCGTTGAGAAGTTTAGCAGGGATACTACAATCGGTCCCTAACGTACCGGGAACGATAGTCCTTATAGAATCTACCGCGAATGGAACTAATTCATTTATGGACCTATGGGATATGGCCGTAGCAGGAGAAAACGACTTCGTTCCTATGTTCTTTGCTTGGCATGATTACCCGTTGTATCAAATGCCTGTGACTGATACGGAAAGAAAGGCCATAGAGGAAAGTATAGAGGAATCAAGGGGCCATAAAAAGGATTGTAAATGTAGTTTTTGTTATGAACGGAATATCATTGATTTATATAACTTAACTGCTGAACAAATAGCATGGTATAGATGGAAGCTAAGGAATGACTGTAACAACGATAGGGACCTTATGCGACAAGAAAATCCATCGTTCGCAGAGGAAAGTTTCCTCGCAACTGGCCGCCCTGTGTTCGCCAATGAACTGATTAAAATAAGAATCAACCAACTTAAAAAGTTATACAAAGAACATCCTCCGAAAGTTGGACGCTTTAGTTTTGAGTGGGTGGATGGAGAAACACAAGATCAGATTAAGCAGGATTCGATTAAGTGGATTGATGACCCTAGTGGTACGATTACAATTTATGAAGATGTTAAGAGGGATTACCATTATGTTGCTGGTGGTGATACGAGTGGAGAAGGGAGAGATGCCTTCACTGGGACAATGCTGAATAACATCACCGGTAAAAGAGTGGCAACCCTCCATATGCAATCAACCAATAGTAAGCCATATACGCATCAGATGTATTGCTTGGGATTACACTTTAACTCGGCATTGATTTCCGTGGAAGTTAACTTTAATAGCTCGCCTATTGAAGAGCTTGAAAGGTTAAGATACCCTAAGCAGTACATGCGTGAAAGTTATGATAAAATCGCAAAGGATATACAACGTAAATTTGGTTTTAAAACTGATGGGAATAGCAGACCTATCATTATAGATAAATTAGTAGATTTGCTAGAAAACCATATAGAGCTATTCACGGATATACAAATGCTCGGAGAGTGCCTTACCTTTGTCTATGACAAGAATAATCGACCCGATGCACAACCCGGTAAACATGATGATTTGATTTTCAGCGATATGATAGCTAATGAGTCAAGAAGCCAACAGAAAATGAGCATGTATAAAGAAGAGAATCACGATTACTCTAAGCTTCCAGACGATATTATTGAGGACCTAAACCACGCTTCGGCGGAAGAAAGAGTCTATATTTTAAAAAAAATCGGTAGATAAAGTCCCCGCAAAATGGTATAATATAGATGTGGATAGGGAGGAATTAATTACTCTTTCCAACAAGGTATTGCCTTAATACCTTCCACATTAATCAGTTAAGGCATAGATACGAAAGGCGGTATTAATTTTTATGTCCGAAATAAAAACGTGTTCCATGTGCAAACGAGAATTACCTGCTGATAAAAACCATTTCAGTACGCAATCGGCTAAGAAAGATGGACTATGCCCTATGTGCAAAGAGTGTAGGGGGCGCAACTTTACAACTCTAAAACCTATTGCGAAGGAAGGTTTTAAGATATGTTCCGAGTGTGGAGACGAACTTCTAGCAACGAACTTTGGCCCAAGGAAAGATAGTAAAGATGGACTAAAGGGGATATGCAGGGTATGTACTGCCAAGAGTGACCAAGAGTATTTTAGAGATAATAAAGAAGCAATAATGGCTATAAACTTAATATATCGTGCTGGGCATAAGGACGAAAAATCAAATTATAGTAAACAGTTCTACCGAGAAAACAAAGACCCTATAATCAAAAGGTCAAAGTTATATCGAGAAAACAACAAACCTTCCGTATATGCAGCCCAAAAGAAATATCGCTCAGAGCATAAAGAATCAAGCGCAGAATACTCACGCGTGTATCGGATTGACAACAAGGAACATTTAGCCGACATGGGAAAGATAAGCTATCAGAAGAACAAAGTTGTTAGAAAAGTACAAGCTACAAAATATAGAGAATGTCATCGAGAAGAAATTAAGACATATGGACAAAGGCATAGAACATTAAAAAAGAATCTACCATCAACATTAACCGCTAAACAGTGGGCATATATAAGAAAACACTTCAATAACTCGTGTTGTTACTGTGGAAAGGAAAAACCATTAGAACAAGAACATATGGTTCCGCTTGTAAAGGGAGGAGAGTTTAGCCGTGACAATATTCTGCCCGCTTGCCGATCATGCAATGCAAGTAAACACACACAGGACTTCTTCACTTGGTATCCACGCCAACCTTTCTACTCAAAACAACGTGAGCAAAAAATACTAACCCATCTTAATTACGATAAAAACCATCAACAGCAATTATCCTTAATCTAATAACGAAACTCAAAGCACTCTACACAGGGTGCTTTTTCTTATGCCAACTTTTAAGGAGGTGGTCAGATTGTTAGAAAAACTAAAAGAGATCGGAGGTAAAATAGTGGACAAAGTTAAAAGCACTATCCAAACGGCCAAGGAAGAATCAAAACAAAATTCAGACTTAAAAAAATGGCAGGATAAATTCTCTATATCGAAAACGGGAACTTGCACAACCTTGCGTGACGAACGCGAAATGATTTATCTTGGAACACCCATCGTCGATGCAAATATCAATTCCTCCAACTCACAAGGCGTAAGGAAAAAGGCCAACAACGTTGTAAACCTTGTCCTTGAATTCATTGAAACGATGGTAGACTCAACAATCCCTAAACCGTCCGTCAGAACTAAACTACCTGGCTTTGAAGTTCAAGCAGGAATGATTGAGGACAGTTTAACGGCAGACATAACGGAGTTGGGAATCACTGCCATAAACGATGTCAATGAGCGAATAACTCCTGTCCAGGGATTTTCTTCAATGCTCGTTAATTGGAATCCTGATTTCAAACATCATCTTTACCGTGGGGAATTATCGTTAGAATCAATTCATCCGAAACGAATTATCCCGCAGATTGGCGTATGGGACCTTCAAAAGATGGATTACTTCTTCATTGTTTCTTCTGTTACAAAAGCATTTATCAAAAAGCGCTATGACGTTGAACTGGATACTGCCGGAGAAGAATTTCCTGATATGAATAGTTTAGTCGGCAATTCGTCACAGCCTAACAATCCAGATATGGTAACAGAAGTTGTTTGCTGGTATAAGAATGACGATGGTGAGGTTAGCAAGTTTACTTGGTGTGATGATACCGTCCTAGAAGATTTGCCGAATTTTTATGCAAGGCGTATTGACGGAAAGATTGTTACAGAAGAAACTCTCGACAGTGACATAACTATATCGAATGGTGAAGTCATAAAAGCAGGAGAAAAGGTTCCCTACTTTACTCCTACTCGATACCCGTTAATTGTCCGAGAAAATATTCCTCTCAACTTTGCGTTTGGTGGTCAGTCGGACGTAGACGCTATTCGTGACCAACAAGATGCAATGAAACGTGTCGTAAGTACCATTGAGGAAAAGATCCTGCGCGGTAGTGCTATCGTCACAGCGTTAGAAGGTCACAGGCTCAATCTCACAAATGAACTTTACGCGATTATAAGAGGTACGCAATCAGAACTAAGTGCTCTTGGTGTCAAGAACCTACAAGCCGACATCAGCAATGATATGGCGTTCGCTCAACAGCAATACAGGTCGGCACAGTCAACCCTCGGTATTACAAATAGTTTCCAAGGTAAGGCAGACACAACGGCAACAAGCGGAGTCGCTAAACAAATTCAAGTTCAGCAAGCAAGCGGGCGGTTGCGCTCTAAGGAATCAAACAAGTATGCAGCGTTTAAGCAAATGTACGAAACCATGTTTGAGTTTAAACTCGCTTTCTATGATGAACTTCGCCCCTATGTTACAAAAGATGCGAACGGTCAAGATTCATTCGGCGATTTTAATAAATATGCTTTCTTAGTTCGAGACAAAGCAGGAGAACTTTACTACAACACAGACTTTATCTTTCAAGCAGATGCGGGTTCAGGACTTCCAAGAGACAAGATGTGGCTATTTTCTCAAGCGAACGAACAACTTAAATATGGCGGGTTCAATGCCACTCCTGCGAGTGTAATCTTTTGGACTCAGATGGTTGCTCAGAAATACCCTAATGCTAAAATTATTCTCGACACCATCAATAAGCAAATGGAGAACATGGCGAAAACGCCGCCTACCGTTCCGAAGGTCACGACAAATTACAAAGATATGATGCCGGACGCTCAAGCTCAGTTCCTACAAAAACTCGGTATTAAGTCCAATGGCGGTCAACCATTAGTGCCATCCGGACAAGAGCAAACATATCAGTCACAAGTAGATCACGGGCAACCGGAACAAGTTCCACCACAGGGGACAGAACAACCTCCACAGCCACAGCAACCGCAAGATGGGACAAACGCACAGGTGGATGTTCAAAAGTTGCTAGAAGGTGCTATGCAAAATATGACACCAGAAGAGCAACAAGCGTTCGCTCAGCTACCAGATGATAAAAAGATTGAGATAATTCAACAGATGATGCAAGGTCAAGGAGGGCAACAATAATTGCTACCTTCAAAAGAAAAGCTCGAAGAAATTGTAAAGTCTCTCGCTAAAATAATGCGTATTCAGAATTGGGATATTTCGGTCGATTATATAAGCCAGTACGAAATGAAACATATCTTCGATTCAGATAACCTAGATACTGCCATGATGTGTGAGAGAAACAGACTGAGAAAAGAAGCGATCATCCACGTTAATCAGGACCATTCGGCGTTAGATGAGCATTGGGAGGAATCAATTACCCATGAGCTCTATCACATTGTCGTAGGTGATATAAGCGATATGGCAGATGATTTAATGGATGAAATAGATTCTCCCACAATTGTTAGGAGACAGAAAATGCAATTCGTTGAATCAATGGTAGTTAATTTATCCAAGATATTTTGTTCTGTTTACTCGGTAAAAGATTTATTGAAAGAAGGAAACGAATAATGGCATCAACACCAAAACAAAAGGCCGCACAAAATGCATTCAAGGCAATGCTCGCAGGGAAAAAGGGCAAGGCGGTTAATCCTGCAAACAAAACTCCTAACAGTATTGGAAGCTCAGGGGAAATGGTTGGCGGTCCTGCTAAAAAAGGACAAACCCCAAAGAAGCCTACAGACAAAAAGAAAACCTCTGCCAAAATCGACATGATGTTGGCGAAGGCGATGCCAGGTATCGGAATGCCTGGGGTGGCGATGCCGAAGAAAAAGGCAATGAAGAAAGGTAAGAAGTGCTAAATTAATCTAACGCTATGAAAGTAGTTGATGCCATTGCTTTAATTTAATAAATGCCAGCTGACGAGTCGTAAAAAACGGCTCTTATTATATGCCCATCTTTAAGGAAGGGAGGCAACAACATGAGTGAGAAAATTAAGATCCCCCAAAACAGCGCAGGTTACATCAAAGCGACGAACATCAATAAATCAAACGCCAAGCCAATCAAATCCACCGGTAAAGACCTTCGTTCCGGTAAATAATTTATTTATATTAAGGCGGCAATACGAGTCGCCTTTTCTCTTTGCCTAGTAGTGGATGGCTCCTGGAATTAGACAGGTAATACGCCGGCGGGTGCAAACGCAAGGAGAACAATAATGTTTAAGACATCATTTATCCCAATGAACTTACAGCTTTTTGCTGAGGATAGTAGCGTAGGAGGGGATTCCGCTGCACCCCAAGATGAAGTCTCAACCGAACCATTAGAAACAGAATCACCCGTAGAAGAAACTGCGGATCCGGAAACAAAAGCAGAGCCAATGGAAGGCGTAACCGACACTGAAAAAAGTGTGGATGAGCCCGCCACTCAAACGAAGCAAACCCCTGAACAAGATCGTGCCTTCGCTGATAACAGGCGCAAGCTAGAAGCGGCGGAAAAACGAGTAACTGAAATCGAAGCCCAGCGAACATCAGATAGAGAGATAGCCAAGAAGTATGGTCAATATGGCGTTTACTCGGATGCTGATGTCGCTGAAAAGTATGGTGAAAGCCACGGAGTTAAGACGCTTGCAGAGCTTGATGTAGCGTTGAAACGTGAGGAACAAGAAGCCTTACTTCAAGAGTACAAAGACAAGGGAATTGACCCCGAAGTGATTAACAAGATTGTTGCCGAACATCCTGACGTTAAACGGGCGAGAGAGAACAACGAAGCATTTGCTGAAACTCAAAAAGTCGCGGAAAAAGAACAACATGACAGATTCCTTGTGGACAGTTTTGGCGAACTAACCAAGGAATTTCCTGATATGGCTGAAGCGAACGATGTACCTCAAGCAGTTTGGCAGTTATGGAAAGGCGGTCAATCAGGCATTTCATTAGTGGATGCCTACTACACTTCGCAACGCAAAGAGATTGCGGCTAAACAAACTGATGCCACTCGGCAAGCCACGCTGAACAGTATCCAGGGTAAGGCTCACGTGAAGGGCAATGGTAAGGGAACGGATTCTGATATGACTGTTGTGCCCGATGATGTAATGGAGCAGTACCGTAGATTTAACCCCAAAGGGACTGACGAACAGTTCAAAAAACATTACAAAGCAAGTAATAAATAATAGGAGTGATTTTAAATGGCTTTTAAACGAGTAGGAAATATTGACGGAGCGCAAGATCCATTCGAGTATTATCTTTTAACTAATGCAGAGGGCGCGACCCTTGGGGAAGCATTGGTACAGACAGCTGGGAGATTGACTAAGTGTGGGGCTACTGCAACCCCTGAGTTTATCGCTGTAGCAAGTAGAGTGGCAGAGGCTACTTCTGTTACACCATTGCCTGTCACACGCGTTAAAGAGGGTACTGAGTTCTCTACCACAAGTTCTGCTGTAGTAGCAGCTACATTGATTGGATCGAAGGTTACGATTGATGCTACAGGATTGCTGGCAACGGCGACTGTTACTTCGGGAGTGTTTGAGATTAGTGCGACTGATGGTGCTAATGCTGTCTCGGGCTATTTTAGGAGATAGGTCATAGTTAGTTGAATCGGTTGGGCTTCTCGAAATGAGGGGTCCTTTTATTATGAGCAAATTTAAGGAGTGAAAGAAATGATTTTTTCTAAAGCAAGTGGAGTGAATGACAGTATCTATGGAAAATCGCAAGAGCCTATTAAAATGATGCTGGAACAGGCCGAGGAAGCCTTTCAAAAAATGTCTATCATTGATAAGGTTTTCTATATGGACGAAACAAAGGACTTCGCTAATAAGTACACCAGTGAAACAAGTCTCGGTAACTTTTTGCCAACCGGAGAGAACGGAAAGTACCCAGAATCTTCCATGCAGGAAGGCTACTCAAAGGTAATTGAGCCTGAGACTTGGAAGAATCAATTCAGCGTTACGCAGGAAATGGTTGAGGATGCTAAAATCGGTAAGATCAAGAGCCGTGCTTCTGCCTTTATGCTTTCTTATAATCGCACGAAGGAGCTTTTTGCAGCAGGTATTCTTAATAACGGTAACTTAGCTAATATGACTTTCATGGGCAAGAACTTCGACATTTCAGGGGCAGACAAAAAAGCTATGTTCGCAACTGACCATCCTTCAATTACTGGTGGAACACCTGCTCAGTCCAACCTTTATAATGGTGCTTTTTCTTACGATAACCTCAGCTACGCAGAAGAGAAAATGCATTATTTTAAAGACGATGACTCAAATCTTCTTTCCTGCACCCCTGATACAATCATCATCCCTGACAAAGCAAGCATCAAGAAGCTAGTGTTTGAGGCCGTAGGGTCTGATATGAACCCAACGACTAGTAATAACGCTGCGTCGATCCACTTCGGGCGCTGGACGATAATCCTCAGTCCCTATCTTACAGCACTTGCCGGAACAACCGCAGGTGCGGAATCTTGGATGCTTATGGACTCTGCATACAACGAAGCATACCAAGCCCTCGTTTGGCTTGACCGCATCCCATTAACGACTAAGAGTTATATTGACGAGACAAGTGATGCGAATATCATGAAGGGCAGATCGAGGTACGCTGCTGCTTGCAATTCTTGGAAGGCTGTCCTCTGTTCTGCCCCAGGACTTGCTGGCGCAACAAGCTTCTAATTCAACTAGGCGGGTAGTAATACTCGCCTTATCTTTATGGAGGTGAAACAATGGGAAACTCTAATTTTGACACTCTCATTCTCGATAAAACAGCAAAGGTAACTTCACCAAATGCATCACCATCAGTCGGAGTTCCTACGAAGCCCGAATTTGACGCTGCGGTCCTACTTCTCAACGAAATCAAAGCCAAACTCAATTTAATATTTCAAGTATAAGAGAGGGCTTCGGCTCTCTCCCTTTTTTGGAGGAAACAACATGCTAGAAGAACAGATTGACAGGTCCACATCGGATCGCCAACTACTCTACGACATTCGCGCAGAAATGCGTACTAACAATTCCCTACTTGCTCAACTTCTCGAAGTCCTGCGTCCAATCGCGAAGGATACAGTGCCAAAAGTAGTTAAACCAAAACCAAAACCAAAGCCAAAATCAAAGGAGGTCAAAACAAATGGCACACGTAGCAAGAGCACTCGACGTTCTAGTAGTTCCAGCCCTAGTAGCGTTGGCGACCGATATCCCGATAAATGGAAGACCCTGCCTGATTTCTAATACAGGCGCACAACCTCTATATTTTCATCCCACAACGACAGCAACGACATCAAACGGCTTCCTAGTCCCTGCTATGACAACCTTGCAAATAAAAATAACAGTGAAGAATAATTTGTCAGTAATATCTAACGCAACAGGAACTAGTATCGCTGTGCTAATCCTAGACATATAAAAGAGCCTGTTATTTACTAACAGACTCAAGGTAAAGGGCTATGGATTTATCTAACAACTTTGATAATGGTATTCCTGTTTTCTCGGAGTAATTCTTTAGTTTCTCCCATAAAGCAATGTCAACTGCGTTTGAAATGGGTGTCCTTGTTTTGAGTTCCTTGTTCGCCATAAATATCACCTCAAGGATACTATATATCATAAAGCAGATGCTTGCAAGTCCTTGTAAGTCATTGGACTTAATGGTATAATAGGATCAAGGGGTGAAGGAATATCATGAAAAAATTTATGGACTTGACGGGTAAGAGTTTTGAACGATTGGAAGTTATTGCTAGGGCTAAGAACCCCTATGGAAATTCAAATACAGTATGGCTGTGTAGGTGTACTTGTGGTAGTGAACTAATTGTAAGTGGCTCTAATTTGCGTAGCGGGAACTCTAAGAGTTGTGGCTGCTTAAAGATCGAGAGTGCGGTACGTTCACACACAAAACATAGTGGATACGGATCAAGATTGTATCGTACGTGGTCGGGAATTAAAACACGTTGTTCAAACGAAAATAGGGATGACTATCGAAATTATGGAGGTAGGGGGATAACAATTTGCGAAGAATGGTCGGACTCGTTTGAGAAATTTAGGGAATGGTCGATTGCAAATGGATACGATGAAACGCTTACAATAGACCGCAAAGACAATAACGGAAATTATGAACCCGATAATTGTCAGTGGGTAACATTTACGGTTAATTGCAACAATAAGAGAAATAATCATCTAGGGACAGCGTTCGGGGAAATAAAGACCTTAGCTCAGTGGAGTAAGGATGAGCGGTGTGTAGTTGGATATAACACGTTGCGCGACAGGATAGGAACTTGCGGATGGGATACGGAAAGAGCACTCACTACGTTGAAAAAAATAAAGTAATGGCTTAGGGAATCTTTTATTATGTGGTTTTACTTATGATGGCGAAGGAGGAACTTCACTTGAACCTATCTGAAATAAGGGACTTAACTCTTAAGTTAGCTAACATTTACAGCGCAGATGGCGTGACGTTAGACCTCAACGACACGGCAGACATTCGCCTTGCCTTCGTTGATTACCTTAATACAGCGCAGAACAAGTTTGCTGAAAGGGATAAAATAGAAGCGATATTAACCATCATCCAAGTTGGATCAAATGTCGGCTATATTCTTAACCCTCTACCAACGGACTTTATCGGTGTTAATAAGATAATATTTGTTAATAGCTCAGATGATTATAAACATCGTGTCCTGTTTTCAGATTACACGATTGAAAAGGGAAACATCGTCATTGACGGGGTTTATGATGGGACGTTCACAATTTATTACTGGAAGACCCCAACCCCATTGGTTCTTGACACTGATGTTCCCGAGATATCAAGTAGATTTCATAACTATCTTGCATATTTTTGTGCAGGAGAATGGTTATTTGATACTGGTTCTCAAGCACCTGGAATTGTTTTGCTCAATCGTTTTGACAACTTTATGAACGAGAGCAGGCCTAACGTAGGGGATTCGGGAACAGGCATCATTAACTCAACGGGATGGTGATGTTGTGACTAGCGAAAACGAATTCTATGAGAAGATGTGGGCGCAAAAAGCTAAAGGCCAAATCATTGAGCACAACGATCCACTTGTTGCAGTAAAGAATCTTTCTGAGCATATCGGAACTTATCTTACCTATATAGGCGAAACTGGTATCTACACGGGAACTTTGATTGCTGAACAGATTAATGCCGTGCAGGGGATTGTACTGGGAGCTAACGCCGTTATCGAATGGAATAGCCTACAGGGTATTCCAGCTACTATTCCTGCTGGATGGGAAACTGATTTATCAAGTTATGTTACAACTGGTGCTATGTCAACTTCATTAGGAAGCTATCTTACAACAACTGCATTAACTACAAAATTAGGCCAAGATTATATTGTCACAGGTAAAATAGCAGCGAATCAAATATCAGCAGGGACAATCACTGGGGTCACGCTCAAGACCAATACCGTTAACTACCTGTCTGTCAGTGGCTCATCAATGAAGGGGTATAATGGAACAGATTTGGCATTAGATGTGGGCGTACAAATAAATGGCTCATATAACTTACCTTATATTAAGTTTATAGCGGGGATGTATGAAGGTGCTCCCGCTAAGGTAATTGGTTTATCCTCTGCAGGACAACTTACAGCAAATATCGATTCTATTGAGAATGACCTTAGTGTGTATGGCAATCTAACTGTAACAGGTACAATATATGGAACAATTAGCAATGCAAATTATGCCACAAGTGCAGGTTATGCCACATCATCCGGTACAGCAGACTATGCACAAGATGCTAACTATGCCACAAATTCAAACTACGCCACATCTGCTTCGACATTATCATATCTTGGCTCTTCAAGAGCTGTCCCCACAGATACTGGTTTTACTTCTGGAATAACCCATATAGGTATTGCCTCTGGGCCTCCACCATATATGTCTGTTAATACTGGTAGTAGTAGTTGGGGAGTTAGTATTTATGCATCTGATCGTTCCTTGAAGAAAAATATCGTTGACACAACAGAAAGTTCTCTAGCTAAAATATTGTTAATAAAGCATCGTCAATTCGATTGGAAGGATGGAAATAGACATGAAAAAGTAGGGGTAATATCTCAGGAATTAATGGAGATAGACTCTGATTTTGCATTTGAAGTAAAACAGGGATTGGACGAAGCAGGAAATCAAAAACCATCACTTTATCAACCAAATATTCCTGTATTAATTCCAACCATAACCCATGCAATACAAGAAATGCAAATTGAGATTGAATATTTAAAATTAAGACTAGGGGGAATGGCAACATGAACGTAGACGCGAATTCGGTCATTGATAAATTAGGTAATCAAATCAAAGAAATGGCTAAGGCAATTGCCATTAAGGAATCTCAAATAGAATTACTTAATGCGGAAATTTCCAGACTTAACGCAGACGGCGAGAAAGATATCAGCGAATAGTTAACATCTTAAATAAAAGAAAGGAGATGCGAATAAATTGCAGTTAAAAATGCCTTCATTTCAAAATACTTCACGCGAGTTGACTTATTCAGATTTTAGTGGCGGCTTGAATTTGAAAGATTCTCCATCCCTTATTGGTCCTAACTTTTCCCCACAAATGCAGAATGTTAGGGTAAGGGATAGAACCATAACTCAACGTCCAGGCTACAGAAAGCTCTACGATACCTCACTTGGTGTTGGTAAAATTATGGGCTTAGGGACCTATCATAAGTCGGATGGAACAGATTATCGCCTTATTGCACATGGTACCAAGCTTTATACCCAAGATAATAATCTACAACCGG